GGCTGCGGCGTATAAAAAGAATATGGATCTGAAAAACGAGGATATCCTTAACGCGGGCTTTGAACAGGTCAAGTCAATGGTGTTCGAGGCAATGGCAAGGGAACGTCCCGATCTTTACAAGGATGTGGCTAAGTTCCTTGAGGAGAAAAGGAGCGATATATGATCTACGTTATTTATGTTCAGAGCGGCAGAGAACATGACGTTGTTGCCGCTCTCAGAGATAAAAATATTAACGCCTATGCGCCTGCTCACGACCTGTTGGAACGTAAAGGCGGCGTGTGGCGCATGGTACGCCGGATGATATTTCCCACATATGTTTTTGTTAACAGTGAAGGCATCACAGACGAGCTTTACTACACCGTGAAAAATACTGTCGGCGTATTGAGATTTTTGGGCAGACCGCCCACTCCGCTGCCGATGAGCGAGGAAGTCAGACTTCGGTGGATACTTGATGTCGAAAATCTTACCGTCAGCCGTGGTTACATAAACAGCGGAAAGGTGACTATCACAGAGGGACTGCTCAAAGGCAGAGAACACTGCATTGTTAAATACAGCAAGCGGCGTAAACGCTGTACGCTGTACTGTGAGATAAACGGCAGGCGTCATTACTTTGACGTTGCTGCAGAACTGGAAAAGATCTGATCATAAGCGTAAGGTTGATTCGTCCCCTGCGCTTAAGCTCAGATTACATAGCGCCGGACATCAACGGAATTTTGAAACAAAAATATCCGAATGGCGAAGCATTGCTATTTGATTTCATTTTAGCGGCGTTTAACGGCGTTATAGCACGTTTTGAAATAATTCTTAGGATAATTTCACACTTGAAAGAGAAAACCCTTAAAACGGGCGTGTAGTTTGAGTTTGAGCGAACGGAGGTGTTAATGTGAATGTAAAGAGAAAACAGGCTATCGACACGCTGTCGGCAGCTGTAAGCAACATTAATGATGTAAAAATACAGACGGATATACAAAGCCTCGGCGAGCTGTCGGAGGCTTTTATTAATACCTCCGACAAGGCAGAACGGAAAAAGCTTGCCACAGATTATAAAAAGCGGCACAAGGAACTTCAGGATTTTTTGGACGACAATCCTGAACTTGTAAACTCCGAAGTGGAGAGAGCTTTGCTTGCGGCGGCTCTGGGCGGCGAATATGCAGAGGAAGAAGTTAGAGTTGACGCCAGAGGGCGCAAAACGATCAGGCGCAGGGTAAAAAAAGTCGCTCCCAATCCGTCCGCCGCTCTGAGCTATTTGCAGAATAAAGACAAAGAAAACTGGTCACCGAATCCCAAGGCTGATCCTGAGCTGGAGGACACGTCGGAAATTGAGGAGGATATCTATGGCAAGGACAACTAAGCCTGAGAAACGCAAAAAGACCATACCCTACAATTTTGGCGATAAGCATAAGGCATATATCCGAAAGTCACAGGACTGCATGATAAACGTTGCCGAGGGAGCGGTAAGAGCCGGAAAGACAGTGGACAACGTTCTTGCTTTTTGTCACGAGCTTAAGACTACTAAAGACAAGATACATCTTGCATCGGCGTCAACACTCGGCAATGCGAAAATCATTCTTGGCGACTGTAACGGCTTTGGTATTGAGCATTTCTTTCGAGGTCAATGCCGCTGGGGTAAGTACAAGGGCAATGAGGCTCTTATCATAAAGGGCAAGGATACAGGATTTAAAACAAGGATCGTCATCTTTTCCGGCGCTATGCTTGCCAGCAGTTATAAGTCCATACGAGGCAACTCTTATGGTATGTGGATAGGTACTGAGATCAATCTGCATCACAAATCATTTGTGCAGGAGGCTTTTAACAGATCTATCGCCGCAGATAAGCGTAAGATATGGTGGGATCTTAACCCGGACAATCCAAAAAGCTGGATATACACCGAGTACATTGACAAGTACCAGCAGGACGCCGCCGATTGCAAATTCCTCGGCGGATACAACTACGCACATTTTACTATTGACGATAACATAAATATCTCAGATCAGCGTAAGGCTGAGGTAAAATCTCAGTACGATCCGACATCTATCTGGTACAAGCGAGATATACTGGGGTTAAGGATAGCGGCAGAGGGTCTTATCTTCCAGAGCTTTGCCAACGACCCCGAAAATTATATAATACCCGAATCACAGCTTGACAAAAGCAAGATCACATCAATACAGATAGGTATCGACTTCGGCGGCAACAAGTCAAAGACCACATTCGTGGCTACGGCTTTTATTGAGGGCTTTAAAAAGCTTGTCGTTATTGCAGATCACAAAATAGACGGCGGCAAGGGCGAGGTCGGTCCCGATACTATTTACACTGCTTTTATAAAGTTTGTAAAGACGTTATATATGCGTTTTAATCCGCTTTTAATTAAATTTGCATGGGCGGACAACGAAAACCAAGCGGTAATAAACGGTCTGAGAGTAGCCTGTGCCAGAGCAAGACTGATGGTCAAGATCGTGGACTGCTACAAAGCTCCACGAAACGACAGAATATCTATGCTTACGTCTTTGATGGCTCAGGGCAGATTTTGGGTGCTTGACATTTGCAAAAATGTTATCGGAAGCTTGTCGGAGCAGATATGGGATCCTAAAATTCCGGACAGAGACGAGCGTCTTGACGACGGTACTTGCGATATAGATACCGCTGACGCTCTGGAGTACAGCTTTAGCAAATTTATCAAGCCGCTAACGCTGGCAGGAGGTGAAAACATTTGAACAGTGAGATAATAAACTGGCTGAATAATAACTTCGGCTATAACATTTCGACCAACTATTATAATAATATATCCGTATGGAAAGACTGGTGGAAGGGTTTTCATGAACCATTTCATAGGATAACTTTTGAAAACGGAGAAAAACGCAAGAGTCGTGATATGTATACCATGAAAATGGCCAAAAAGGTGTGCGAGGACTGGGCAAGCATATTAATAAACGACAAAACGTTTGTAAAAGTAGATGATGAATACTCGGAAAAGTTCATCGTTGGCGATACCGACAACGGCGGAGTGTTCGGCAGCAACAACTTCTGGGATCAGGCTAACGACCTCATGGAAAAAATGATGTATTCCGGCACTTGTGCCGTTGTGATACGTCTTAAAAATGCTGTGGTAAGCTCAGACGGCAGACTTCTGCCGTCACCTGACGCATGGATAGATCTAAATTACCTTGAGGCGGATAGGATAATAGTCCTATCATCGGACAACGGCATTATCACCGAAGCAGCGTTTTGCTCCGATATCTGTACAAAAGGCAGCAACAAGCTGTATCTTGAGATACACCGTCTGGAAAAAGGCGAATATGTCATAGAAAATCACATCTTTGGAATAAAAGATAAATCGCTGTTGAGCGAAGAACCTCTGCCGGACGGTGTTGCAAGAATAATGCATACAGGATCAGACAAGTCTTGGTTTACCATATGCAAACCTGCTATCGTTAATCCCATTAACGGCAATAATGGGATGGGCTGTGCGGTTTTTGCCGGAGCGATTGACAACTTGAAGGGAGTTGATCTTGCATATAATAATCTTAACTCTGATTTTTGGTTGGGACAGAAAAAAGTGTTTTTAAACAAAAATATGCTTGAAGATATGTCTGGAGATAAAAAGGTTGCTCCCGATGAGGTAAATCAACAACTGTTTTATTATATCGGCGAGACTATGGACGATGGCACGGGTAAGAGTATGGTGCAGGAGCATAATCCCGATCTGAGAGTTGCAGACAATACGGCGGGTATACAGGCACAGCTTGATTATCTCAGCTTTAAGGTGGGATTTGGTACTAAGCATTATCAGTTTAATGCAGGCTCTATAGTAACTGCTACCCAGTACACAGGCGACAAGCAGGACTTGATCCAAAACGCACACAAGCATTTTATAAAAGTTGAGAGCTTTTTGCATGGTCTTGTTAAAACGCTCCTCTGGATAGGCCACAGCTTTATCGACGCACAGGTCAAGGAGGACGCACATATATCCATAGTCTTTGACCAAAGTCCACTGGTAGACGAAAATGCCGAGCGACAACGTGACAAAGATGATGTCACAGCAGGTTTAATGCAGAAGTGGGAATACCGTGTTAAATGGTACGGCGAATCGGAAGAGGAGGCAAAGGCACGTCTTGCAGACGGTGAACCTACCGACGATGAGCTTATGGGCTTTGAGGACGGTGAGGAGTAATGCTTACCCCTCAGACGTTACAAAAACTGCCAGATGACTTGATTGATCTTGTAAGCGAGGTACAGACTGATATAATCAAGTCTATTGCCAAAAAGCTTGTTAAAGCGGACTATCTTACTCCCTCGGCAGAATGGCAGTTGTACAAAGCAAGCCAGTTGAAGATGTCTACAAAAGAGATCACTGCTATGCTTGCAGAATTTACAGGCAAATCAAAGCGGCAGATATCAAAGCTGTACACCGATGCCTGTAAGGAGGCAATCAACAACGACGCCAAGATATACAGAACTTACGGCAAGGACTGCTCCGCCGCTCTGAGGTCGGTGGCATTATCCAACACGCTTAAGGCAGGCGTTAAAAATGCAAATGGTATGACAAAAAATCTGTGTAAGTCCATGGTAGAGTCCTCGCAGGCAACTGTTACTCATCTTATGGACAAGGCATGGTTAAAGGTACAAAGCGGTGCTTTTACATATCAGGATGCTATTTACGACGCAGTTGTCGAGCTTGCTAAACAAGGTATTGCGACTGTAACTTATCCATCGGGTAAGACCGACTGGGCAGACGTTGCAGTGCGGCGTGCGGTAATGACGGGCATAAGTCAGACCGCAGGTCAGATGCAGCTTGATCTTGCCGCAGAAATGGACTGCGATCTGGTTGAGGTCACCGCACACATGGGCGCGCGTCCCTCACACGCTTTATGGCAAGGCAAGGTTTACAGCATTTCGGGCAAATCTAAAAAATACCCTAAACTCAGCACCGCCACAGGCTACGGAACGGGTGACGGCTTGAAAGGCTGGAACTGCCGACATGATTTTTATCCGTTTTTCGAGGGAATTTCCGAACGTGCTAATCTCCCTGTTGACGTGACCGAAAACAACAGACAGTATGAATTATCGCAGAAACAGCGTGCTATGGAGCGGTCTATACGAGCTACAAAAAGACGTTTAGCTGCATATGACGGTGCTATCTCTGAGACGGAAGACGAGGTGCTTAAACGGAGACTGCAAAATCAGTTTGAACGCCACTCGGCTATACTGAAAACTAAGGAAAAACGGCTGTCTGAGTTTTGCGATACGAACGATCTTTATTCCGAAAAGGACAGAGTTCGGGTTGTTGGATTTAACAAGAGTGTTTCGCAGAAAGCGGTATATGGGAATAATCGTTACTTTGTTAAGCAAATGAAAAGCTACGGCATAGAAAATCCGCCGAAAAGCCTTGACATTTTTGAAAATATGAAGTATAATAACTCTCCTGAGTGCAAATTGATGAATGCATATATTACTTCTGTAAAAAAGGGAAAATTTTCTCCGCTTGTAGGTTACGATCATTATAAGAAGTTGCACAATGAGATTAACAACAGTCTTGTTGGTTTAACTACAACTAACGGTATTGAAATAACTGGGCAATCGGATCATTTCATTGAACGTGTTATTGGTGTAATCAAAGATCCTGATACGGGTAAGAAACGTCTTGGCGTTGAACTTCAAGATATTCAGGATGCTTTGACCAATGGTAAAGCAATGAAACCCAAAATTAGCAGGGATAAAAACGGTAACATTTTATATGATGAAGATGGTAAACCTAAAATATCTCAGCTATTTGTTACAGATAAATGTGCAGTATCCATAAATCCTGAAACGGGCGTGCTTATTCAATGTAATCCAAAGTGAGGTGTATTATTATGATATTCAATTTCAAAAAAGATGAATATGAAATGCTTGTCAAATATGGCGATTTTGAAGATTTGGAATACCCATACAAGCTCTTCCCCGAAACAAGTCAGATAGAAATAAATAATAAAGATGTTTCTATGTTTCAATGCATAATTAGCAACATATCAGTTGTTTATGGCATGGACGAAAATCAGAATAATATGACAGATTTCGGATATAAAGCATTGGATATTTATGATAAGGTTTATTTTCAAATTCATAATGAATAAGCTCCCAGCTACTGGGGGCTTTTAATTTTGCAAAAAGGAGCTGATAATTTATGCTTTCAACCCTCATATTGCTTTACGCCCTCGATACAGGGCAAATCCCCGTTGGCTGTTATGTAGCCGCATGGGTCTTCACAATAATAAAAGGTATTTGTTTGGTTATTAAATGCCTTGTAGATTTATCAGATGATTAAAACTGCATTTTAACGATAGTAAAACGCTCTTTCAAGGGCGTTTTATTTATCCTCGTTTTTGCGGAGCAAAAATCCGAGCCGCTTGCGAGGAGATAAATTTTATACTCAAAATTAAGGAGGAAAAATCCCTATGGAACTGAAAGATTTAACAGCTCTCGGTATTACCGATGAGCAGGCAAACAAGGTGCTTGAACAGCACACAGCGGAGCTGACCGCAGAACAGCAGAAGTACACAGACCTTAACGCAGAACTGGAAACGGCAAAAGGCACGATCTCAGAGCTTACTGATAAGGTCAAAGCATTTGACGGCGAGGACATTGAAGGACTTAAGAAAGCGGCGTCCGACTGGGAAAGCAAGTACAATGCAGATATTGCCGCACTTAAGCTTGACAAGGCTCTG